AGAAACAATATGAAAACATTAACGAAATAAAACAATGATAAATGATTTTGACAAAGGAATAGATGACTTTTATTTAGGCAAAGAAATTCCTAAAAACCCAAGTATTGAATACTTAAACGCATATAGTTATGCTGAAAGTTTATACCAAATAGACCCAAGAGAACAAGAGCAAATAGACGACAGAGAACCACCGCAAGAATTTAACGAAATAAACAACTTATAACAATGAACTACAAAATACGCATAACAACCGAGAACCAAGCTATTGTTAAGAGAATAGCAGATGAGAATGGAATGAACACAATAAAATTTGAGTTTAATAGTCCTAATCCTATTTATCATATTAAAAATAGTAAGTTTACATTTTATCCCCAAGACCCTGAAAATACAAACGATTACACCGAACTAACCACCGAACAATTTATTGAACTATTCGGCAAAAAAGAAACTGAACTAGACAAATGGCTAAAGGAAATTAAGGCAAAGAATTTGAGTTTGGAAAAGTTAATAGGCTTTATAGAATATGTTCCTACTTGCCCACATAATGAAGTATGGAGAAAATTAAAAGGCGAAACAAACGAAGATAAAGCCCAAATTTTATTCAACCAATGGAACAATCCAACCGAAGAAAGCCCGAAAGTTGAAACCGAATGGCAGCCAAAAAGAGGTGATAGAGTTTTGGTTTGGGATAATAGTGAAGAACCACTAAATGCAATTTACTTAGAAACAGTTATCGGATGTACGCAACCATTCTTAGTAGTTGACGATGAAAGTGAAGAAAGTTTTTTAAAAGGGAATGAATTTGATTTTGTAACTTACAAACACATGAAACCACTACCAATAGAACAGCAGACCGAAGATAAAGTAGAAGTAGCCTCTGAAATATATGCAGAGCAAAACGCTAAAGATGACAATATATCCTACCATAACTTATTTTCTCCGTTAAAATATGCTTTTATAAATGGGGCAAAATGGCAATCAGAACAGCCAATAGAAACCAACTTTAAAAGTAAGGTTATTGATTATTTAGAAGATAATACAAATTTTAACGAAGACAGAGCAAAAGAATATATTGAAAGAGATATAATAGAAGTAGCCTTAAAGCACAAACTAGCTGCAAATCATAACAAACTTATTTTAGAAAAAATAAAACAACTATAATGAGCGCAACACCTGACATATACGATAAGCATACAATGAATACTTTAAATGCTTACTTTCATTTAATCGCAGCTTGCAACTATCTTGATCTGCCAATTAGTGATAAAAAACTATTTAAAAATAAGGAGTTTATGGATGTAATGATTTTAGCTAGAAAACATGGCCGAATATTTATTACTGGTATTCAAAAAGCATATCAAGCATCTGGAATTGACATAAAATCAATCGAAAAAGAAAGCGAAGTAGTTTATCATGCTATGGAAATAATGGAGCAAATGACTGATAAACTCGACATTAAACCGATAATAAAAGTAAAATTTTAAAAAACATTAACTAAATTTGCAAAATGGAAATAAAAGGAAAACTAATTTACTGCACTAAACACAAACATAATTATTTTGTAAGTGTAGAGAACAACGACTTTATAAAATTGGTATCAACTCGAAAAGATGTCGTAATGGACCAGCTACAATTTAGCCGGCCTTATTTTTTAGATTTGGTTAAAAATGGTAAATTGATAATAAGTAAGTAAATGGAAATAGTCAGCATAATTTTAAATAACAAAATATATTTTGAAACATGCCGAAATATAAATAAAAATTATGCTGAAGACATTTATCAAGAAGTTATCGAACAGCTACTAACAATGCCAGTTGAGCGACTACCATCAAAAGAGTATTTACAGTTTTGGTTTTATTGCACTGCTAGGAACATAATCTCACAAAATGGAAAGTTAGGGAAGTTAATAAGTAAAGATTTTCCAACCGATATTCAATTTGAAATAATAGAAACTGAGCAACATTGCGAAGTAGGTTTTGAACTAGATATAAAAAAGATTGAAGCATTTTTATTAGGTTTAAACGAGTTTGAAAATAGAATAGTACTTTTGTATGCTGAATACAAATCAATGCGCAAAATAAGCCAAATGAGCGATATAAGCTATTCAGCACTAAGGAGTGTAAAAGAAAAAATAAAAAAATTTGCTAATGAAAATATTAATAATAATACCTAGTTATCCAAAAATAAGTGGTGTTGATTACCATCGACTTTTGCAGCCACATAAGCGAATGGCTGAAATATTTAAGGAGTCGGTAGATATGTATCAAATAAACGAAATAGATACAGCTACAATTGAGTTTTTACAAGGGTTTGATTTAGTTGTTGCTAATCGTTTTATAAGTAGAGTAAATGGCAGCGAAGTAATACAAAAACTAAAAGAAGCTAACGTACCTTATGTTTTAGATATTGATGACGATTATCGTTTACCTGAATGGCATATTTTAGCACACCAAGCAAAGAGCGAGCGACACGCTGAAAAAATATTGCAAGCCTTGCACTATGCGAAAGCAATTACAACTACTCATGAATATTTAAGTGGAACGCTAAAATTTGAAGCAAGTCAACCAAATGCATTTGAAATACCGAACGCAATTAACCCGAATGAAGACCAATATAAAATAGTTAAAAGAAACCTAGATATTGTTAAATTTGGTTGGAGTGGTTCAATAACTCACTTTGAGGATGTCATGTTAATGCACGATGGTTTACTTTCACTTTATAACCAAGATCAATACAAAGATAAATTTCAGATTGTTTATGGTGGTTACTCAAAAGATGATGAAATGGCAAAAGCAATTGCAGGCGTTTTAAGTTGTAAAGGCAAAGCAGCACCAAATCAATTTAGTACTTATCCTAGCGTATCAATAAACGATTATGCAAGGTTTTATGATGAAATTGATGTATCACTAATACCTTTGCGAGATAATCGATTTAATAAGCTAAAATCTAACTTAAAGTTAATTGAAAGTGGATTTAAGAAAAAAGCAGTAATTGTTTCAAATGTTCACCCTTACGAGCCAATGTTAAAGCATGGTGTTAATTGTTTAGTGGTTAAGCACAAAAACGATTGGTACAAAAACATGGTTAAGTTAATTGAAAACCCAAACATGATAACCGATTTAAGCGAACAGCTATATGAAGATTGTCAAGTTCAACATATTGACCGAATAGCTGAATTACGATATAAAACCTATAAAAAAATATTACAAAAATGAAAAAAGCAAAATTAGCAGTAATATTATTTGCTGCAACACTATTAAGCAGCTGTACTGAAAATGAAATAGCTAAAAACTATGGAGGTACTGTAAATTTAAAAGTTCCAAATAATTGTGTAGTTATAACAGCTACATGGAAAAATTCAAATTTATGGGTATTATATAAAGATACTACAAATAATAAAGTTTTTTTAATTGAGGACTCGCGATTTGGAATGTGGAATGGTAGAGTAAATTTTGAATAACTATGATAGATAAAATTTTATACTGCATTGGAATATCAATGCTTTTTACAGCCTTTTTTAGCTTAACTCAATTACCTAAGTGGATTGATTTTAAACCATTTAATTGTAATGTGTGTTTAACATTTTGGATTTGTGTAATAGCTATTCAATTTGATTTAATTCAGTACTCACAATCACTTGCAATTGCTGGATATGCCGCTTATTTTTCAATGATTTTAAAACGTTTAATATTTAGACTATGACACCAAACGAAAAAGCAATTGAACTAATAAGAAAATTTAATACTAATGATAATTTTGATTTTTTAGGAGGTGTCAGAAGAGCCAAACAATGTGCTATTATTGCTGTTGATGAAATTTTAAAAGAAATAGATAACACTACTTTAAGTTTAGTACAAACTGAATATTGGCAAGAAGTTAAACAAGAAATTGAAAAAGCATGAGAACATTTAAAGACATTTTAGAACAGTTAAAAAATAAAGGCGAAAACCGATTTAGCTTATATGAGTTACTAGAAATATTTATTAATGAAGCTGATTGGGTTGGTAGTGGGCAACAGTTTTTAGAACTTGCATCAATATGGCATGAGATAAGCGGAACACGAGTTAATACTGGCTGTCCTGCTTGCTGTTTAGATACGTTAAAGAGTTTAAAAAATTGGTATTTACGTGAAAGTGAAATACATTTAAAAGAAGTTCAACCTAAAAAAAGGAGTAAATAATGGCACTAATTGCAATGGCTGTATCAATTATTTTGTGTATATTTGCTTTATGGTAAAAATATATAAACTAATTGACCCTTTTACTTTTGAAATTAGATATGTTGGCAAAACAATTACAAGTTTAAATGATAGACTTAAAGTTCATATTAGACAAAGTAAAGTTACTAAAAAGCATACACATAAAGAAGCATGGATAAAAGGTCTTTTAAATAAAAATGCTAAACCAATAATTGAATTAATTGAAGAAGTAGAAAATGAGATATGGGTTGAAAAAGAATGTTTTTGGATTAGCCAATTTCCTAATTTAACTAATATTTCAAGTGGAGGTGAATCGGGCAGTACTGGTGTTAAGCATTCAGAAGAAAGAAAACAAAAGTTAAGAGAACAAGCAAAAACAATAAAAGGTTTTTATAAAAGTGGTGTAGGAAGAAAATGGACAGAAGAACAAAAAGAAAAAAGAAGAAATAAAGAACCATGGAATAAAGGCAAAAAAGGTATTTATAAAGCAAGTTTAGAAACAAAAGAAAAAATGAGTAATTCACAAAAAGGACATACTAGAAGTGGTTTTAAATGGAGCGAAGAATCAAAAGAGAAATTTAAAGAAGCACATAAAAAAAGTTGGGAAACAAGACGTAAAAACAAGGAGGTTATATGTGTGCAATGATAGCCATGGCAGTGCATGACACTGACGAAAATCAAAGGTCACAATATACTAGAGAAACACTATTGGGATTAATTGAAACAGTTAATTTTAAAAATAATAGGTTAATTATAATTGATAATAATTCATGTATAGAAACTAAACAAATTTTAAAAAGTTATAATTTTAATTCAAGTATAAAAGTAATAACTAACTCCGAAAACGTAGGAACTGCAAAAGCAATTAATCAAGCATGGGCATTAAGACAACCAAACGAAGTTCTAATTAAAATGGATAACGATGTTGTTATTAATAATTATGGGTGGGTTGAAGACATGGAAACTGCTATGAGATTAGGCGGCTATGGAATAGTTGGATTAAAGCGTAAAGATTTAATGCAGCACCCAAACGCTAAAGATAATTGGAAAACTGAACTTAAAATGTTGCCACACCAAAAAGGCGAACCATGGATAGTTGTTGAAGAAAGCGAAGACATTATGGGAACTGTTCAAATGTTTAATCCAACCTTAATAAATAAAATGGGTGGACTTATGCAAGCAGGAGTTTATGGTTTTGATGATACATTAGCTTGTATTAGAGCAAAGCTATTAGGTTATAAATTAGCTTTTTTGCCACATATCGACATTGACCATATTGATGTAGGTGGCGATGCTTACACCGAATGGAAGCGAAAGTATGCAGGCGAAAAAATGAAAGAGTTTTACCAAATTAAAGAGGGTTTAATTAATGGAACAATACCAATAAAAGTAGAGTTATGAGCAACAATATAGTAACACTTGAAGTAGATGGATTAAAAGAGCTACAAGAGCAGGCAAAAAAAATAACAGAAATTGCAAATCAATTGCAAAAAGAAATAGAAATTTTCAATAATATAAAAATAACATTTGTCAATGAAAAATAAAATAAAAGCATTTTTAACAGTTTTAACAGTTTTTTTTATATTTTTTGCGTTATTATTTACTGGAGTATTTTATCCGATATATTTTTTAATAATAGTTTTTTTATTAGTAGTTATTTTTTTTGGGTATATGCTTTACAAAGAAATATTAGAAATATTATGATAGTTTTAACAGTAGCAGATAATCGAAGTAAATGTTTTCAACTTGAACGATCACTAAATCATTTTGGGTGGCAGTATCACATAATTGAAGTTAATCAATGGAATGGTTTTGCAATGAAGTTAAACCGAACTTACGAATATTTAAAAGCAAATCCACAAATAACCGAGTTTATATTTGTTGATGCTTATGATACGTTTTTTTTAGATACACCGCAAAACACTAAGCGCAAAATATATTGGAACTGTTTGTTTAATAGTGAGGTTAATTGTTGGCCTGATACCGACCAATTACCAAACTACGAAGCAAGGGAACAAGTAACTAAGCCAAATACTAAATTTAGATTTTTAAATAGTGGTGCTTACTACATGAAATCAGAAACCTTTATTAAGTTAATGGAATGGCAATCAATACATGACAGTGAAGATGACCAAAGAATAGCAACCAAATGGCTAATAAATAACCCAAGTATTGGAATTGACCATGATTGTAGAATATTTCAAACTTTATGCGGTATATTGCCAAGTGATTACCGAATAGAAAACAATCAATTTATAACTAAAGATAATTTTAAACCAACAATAATTCATGGAAACGGGAAAGCCGACATGAATTTTATTTACGAATTAATATGAAAAAAATAATAATCGCAATGCTAATTTTGGCAAGTTGCACCAAAGAAGAACCACAAAACAGTTTTAAAACAATTACACCAATTGAAACAAAACAGTTTATCTTTAACACTTATAGCCGAAATGCTAACAACACTATTGTAAATGATAGTGAAATAAACTCAAGTTCAAATAACGATTATCAGTTTGTCAGAACAATGGCAAAAGGTGATTCAATAAGAATTGAAGTAGTTTCAAATATAAATGGTGACCAAGTAAAATTAAACATAGTTGATAATGGATTGATTATTTTTAATATGCAAGGTAAAACAAGAATTAAACACACTTTTAAATATGAGTAAGCGAAAGTACATTGAAACACCTGAAAAGATGTGGGAACTGTTTTGCGAATATCGAAAAGAAAAAAAAGCAAATCCAATTTTAGTTCAAGACTTTGTAGGTAAAGATGGTGATGAAGTAAACAGAAAAAAAGAAAGACCCTTAACAATGGAAGGTTTTGAAGTGTGGTGCTTTGAAAACGATATTATAAGCGATTTGAGCAAGTATTTTGCCAACACTGATAACAAGTATTCAGAATATTGCGCTATCTGTCACACGATACGCAAAACAATTAGAACCGACCAAATAGAGGGCGGTATGAGTGGAATTTATAATCCAAGCATAACACAACGATTAAACGGATTAACCGATAAATCCGAAATGACTGTAAAAGAGCAGCCGTTATTCCCTGACGAAAAATAAACAATCCCTTTAAAACCGCTTGTCTATACGGTGAGCAAATCGCATTTATGTTTAAAAGAACTACATCAATAAACAAACTTTTAAAACTTGAAAAACGAAAAAAAGTTATTCAAGGAGGAACAAGTGCGGGTAAAACATTTGGTATCCTTCCTATTTTAATTGACCGAGCAGCTAAAACACCAAGACTTGAAATAAGTGTAGTAAGTGAAACAATACCACATTTGCGAAGAGGTGCGATTAAAGACTTTTTAAAAGTAATGCATTGGACTGGCAGATATGTTGATAGTAATTGGAACAGAACATTATTAACATATAAGTTTGCTAATGGTAGCTACATTGAGTTTTTTAGTGCTGAACAAGAAAGTAAACTACGAGGTGCGAGGCGTAACATCCTTTATATAAACGAAGCTAACAATATAAGTTTTGAAGCCTACCATCAATTAGCAATTAGAACAAGTGGCGAAATATGGTTAGACTTCAATCCAACTGCTGAATTTTGGGCGCATACCGAAGTTTTAAAAGACAATGATAGCGAACACATAATACTAACTTACAAAGATAATGAGGCACTCCCTGACACGATTATACATGATATTGAGCAAGCCGAAGTAAAAGCACAAAGTAGTAGCTATTGGGCTAATTGGTGGAAAGTTTACGGATTAGGTCAAATAGGTAGCTTACAAGGTGTTGTATTCGACAATTGGCAGCAAGTGGCGAAAGTTCCAACCGATGCAAAGTTGTTAGGTTTTGGAATGGATTTTGGGTTCACTAATGACCCTACGACCTTAATAGCTGTTTACAAAACTAACAATCAACTTTATTTTGATGAAGTGCTATACCGAACTAACATGACTAATTTAGACATCGGCAACTTTATGAAGTCTGAAAACATTGGAAGACCTTTAGAAATAGTGGCCGATAGTGCCGAACCTAAATCAATTGAAGAGTTAAGGCGGCAAGGTTTTTTAATTACACCTGCTAAAAAAGGACCCGACTCAATTAAGATTGGTATTGATATTTTAAAGCGTGAACCTTTTTTTGTAACTCAAAACTCAATTAACTTAATAAAAGAATTAAGGAGTTACGTTTGGGCTACTGATAGAGATGGTAAACTAACTGGCAATCCAATTGACCACAGTAATCACGCAATTGATGCGATGCGATATTTTGCTTTAAATAAATTAAACAATCGACCAAGTGGTAAATATGCCACAATTAGCATTTAAAATAATATGAACGAACTTACAGAAAAAGAAGCAATTGGATTAATAATTGAAACATTTATTAATGAACAAAGATTAAGCCTTGTGGCAATTGACTCATTTATGTTGCTAGATATAGTAAAAGATGAGTACGAAAAAGAAATGGATAAAATGGGAATAAATCTAGAAAATGATTTTATTGTTCATCCTTACGAAGTGTTTAATGAAGCTATGAGTAAAATATTATTATTTACAGAACAATTCATTTAGCAAAAAAGTACAATTTTTATATTTAAAAGAGAATGATATTCAAACAAATTACAATAGGGCAATTTTTAAAATGTAAAACAATTTCGGATTTAGAAACCGACCCACTTAATAGGCAAATTAAATTATTAGCCGAATTGAGTGGCAAAACGTTTGACGAAATTGAAAGTATGCCAATTGAAAAATTAACCGAAGCATTAAAAGAGTTTAATAAAATTGAACTACTAAACAAAGATGCTAAAGTTAAAATGACATTCAAAGTAAAAGGTAGGCGTTTTAAATGTGTTTGGCAAACTCAAAAATTAACAGCAGCGCAATATATTGATGCTACTTCATTTTGTAAAGATGAAGCTAATATAATAAGTAACATTCATAATATTTTAGCAGCTATTTGTGTAGAAACTAATTGGTTTGGTAAGGATAAAAAGTACGATGGTATAAACCATAAAGAGGTTGCAGACTTATTTTATAATCATTTAAAGATTGATACTGCTTACCCTATCATGCTTTTTTTTTGCAGGTACTACAAGGAATTAGCAGACAATATCCTAATCTTTTTGGAATCGGAAGCGGTGAAAGCGAAGGAGAAAGTCCAGCCGATAGTAGACAAACTTTCGAAACAAAATGGGGTTGGATTGTAGCGATTAACAACCTGGCAAATAACGACCGTTCAAAGTGGAGTTATTATGAGGATATGAATATAATTGAATTTTTAAACACGCTAGTATTCTATAAGGACAAAAGCGAAGACGATAAACTAAAATGGCAGCAAGCGCAAAGGACATAGGAAGTAAGTATGGTGAAAGTTTACAAAACTTTGAAATTGATTTAGCTACTGGTATTGATAAGATTTATTTAGTTTGGGCTAATGAGTCAATCGGAATAATGCGAGGTATTATAACACGCAAAGCAAGAACTAGACAAGCAAGCGAATTAGCAAGAACCATGTATCCTGACCCTAGACCATTAGGAATTAAAATCATGGGCGCTGATTATTACGACTTTGTCAATCAAGGCGTAAAAGGAGTTTTTAACTACAACAAAGCACCACAAAGTCAATATCAATTTAGAAACTTAGGAGTTTCAAAAGACATGCTAAAAAGTTTTAAAGAGTATATCGCTAGGACTGGCAGTAGAGGTTTAAAGAAACAATCTTTAATTCGTAAGAACAAAAAAAAGCAAGCCGACATAATTAATAAAGAAGCAATGCAAATGGCAGTAGCAACTAAAATAGGTGGTATTAAACCGATGAACTTTGTAGAACCTGCAGTAGGTACAAAAAGATTAAAGGTATTAAACCGAGCATTGAGTAAAGAAATAGGAACTAAAATAAAACTAGCAATAATTAAATAATGGCAATTACAATACTTTCAAGTCCAGGACCAATGGCTGCATATAATCAAATACCTTATACAGTCAGTTCAAACATGACTTCGCAGCCTAACTTTAATTTTATAGTTGATGTAAACGAGATAGGAGGAACAAATAACCCACTAGCACGTTTAAAATATCCTAAGCAACCTAGCAGTAGTGAACTGACTTTTGATGTTGGTAACGTACTTAAAAACTATGTTAGCTTTGATTTTGGCAATGCACTTGCAGCAAGAATAGCAGCAAACACAAGGTCAAGAATAAATTATTATACTGAGTATCGAGAGTTATACGATGTTTCAGGAATACCGACTTTAAGTGGTGTATTAGCTAGTGTTCCAACAAGTCCAAATAGTTCAAACTTTAAATTAGCAACTAATGCAATATTTGATTTTGAGGATTACTCACCTACTGCTTATTTAGATTGTAATGTAAGTGGGTTTGGTTTTTTAAATGCTGATTTAACAGAACCCGAAAAAATAGAACCAACACAAAATCGAATACTAACATTCTTTGACCCTAATAGAATTGTAACTAAAATAGAACTATCAGCCAATGGAATAGGGCCAGTGTCGCATAATGTAACTTTGCCACCAAATGAATATTTGTTTAATATTAATGCAGGTAAATACTTATTTGATTTATACCCTGCAATTAGTTTTCCAACAACTATTTTAATAAGATTAATTGCAGGTAGTGTTGTAGTGGCTGAAAAAGGATTTACTACTAATACGGATTGCAGCCAATATGAAACAGTTAGGTTGCATTGGATGAATAAATTGGGCGGTTTTGAAGCGTTTAACTTCAATAAAAATACTATCAATGCAATGACAATTGACAGAAAGCAATTTAAAGCACCATTACCGATTGGATATAGCCAAAGTGATAGGCTAAAAATAAACTATAACACAACAATAAATGATAAAATTACCATTAATAGCGATTGGATTAGTGAAGAACAAAGCGCATTATTTGAGCAACTTGCAACATCACCAATTATTTATCTTGAACGTAGCGCAACTGATTTTGTAGCAGTCAATATTTTAAACGCTGAATACGAAATTAAGACCTTTTTAACTGATAGGAAAATGTTTAACGTAACATTTGAAATTGAATACAGCTACTCACGTTATAGACAATCATTATAATGAACCAAAACCGATTAATAATAAACCAAGTAGCAGGCGAAAACATAGTTGAGTATGAATTGGACTTATACGATAATGTTTCAATACCGATAAATAAAAGTATAATTGACATTCAAAATATTGCCGAGCGCAAAAGTGATTTTAGTAAAACAATTACTTTGCCAGGCACGAGCAATAATAATGATATTTTTAGTAACATATTTAATCTTGCTAGGTCAGTTCAAAACGATAATACTTATAATTTTGCGCCTGACTTTAACCCAAGTTTAAAAGCTGATGTAATCCTTTATAAAAATGGAATAGTTCAATTACAAGGTTACTTGCAGTTAACTAATATTAATGTTTTAGATGACTACGAAATAGAATACGAAATAATAATAATTGGTAGAACAGCTAATTTGTTTCAAGATTTAGGCGAAAAAAAATTAAGCGAATTAAACCTAAGTGCATTTAACCATGTTTGGAATTTAGCAAATATATCAGCAAGTTGGAGCGCACCTATTGGAGTTGGTTATTATTACGGCCTTATTGAATATGGTGCAAGTGCAAATGAAACAACACATTACATTGACCAATTACAGCCACAAATATATTTAAAGTCAATTATTGATGCAATCTTTGCTGATGCAGGATATAGATATAGTTCTGACTTTTTTAACACAACAACATTTAAAAGTTTAGTAGTTCCATCAATTGGTAAAAAGTTATTATTAAGTGATGGTGATGTTGCAGCTAGATTATTTTTAGGAAATAGAATAACTGATAGCGGTTTAACTGCAATGACTTCTAGTGTTGCTAAAATGCCTTTTAATAATGAAGTAAGAGATACAAGCCCACCAAACGGATTTAATGCAGCTACTTTTGATTTTACTTCAAGGTCTAGTGGTCGTTATCGTTTTGCTAGTAATATAATTATTGACTTAAAAAATACAAGTGGAGTAAATCAATTTTATGCAGCTAATATTAATTTTTTGCTAAATGGTATTAGATTTTCAAGTCAAAGTTTATACTTAGGTACTATAAATGCAGGTGCAACTATTTCAGTAACTAAATTATTATTTACATCATTTATTTTTGTAAATCTTTTAGATGTTGTTGAAGTTGAATTAGAAGTTAGTAACTACTACGATTTAGAATATAATTTAAAAACTGACTCTAATTTTTATGATGAAGCAAGTGCCGAAATACTAGAGAACGATATAATTAATTTAAGTAAATTACTACCTGACGATATAAAACAAACTGATTTTTTAAGTAGTGTTTTTAAGTTATTTAATCTTTATGTCGAACCTGACATATTGGATGATAAAAAATTAATTATTGAACCTAGAGATACCTTTTATACTAACACATTAGTTGACTTTACCAATTTAGTTGATGTAAGTAAGCCTATTAAAATTGAACCAATGGGCGCATTAAGGTATAAGGAATACAAGTATAGTTTTGATAAAGATACAGATGAAAACAATACTTTGTATGGTGAAAAATACATTGAACAATACGGGACTAAAAAACAAGATATTGTTAATGATTTTGTAACTGACCAAAGTGAAACTAAAGTAATATTTGCACCAAGTCCATTAAGCCAAAGTGATTTTAATGATAGGATATTAACTAGAATATTCTTTTTAAATAATGGTAATATAGTTTCAAAACCATCAAAACTAAGATTACTTTATAGAGGGGGCAATGTTGCAACTGCTAATACATGGAACATTACAAGTAGAGTAAGTGGAACAGTAACTAATTATAATACATTTCCTTATGTTGGACATTTAGATAGTGTTTCTTCACCTAACTTTGATATTAATTTTGACATACCTAAGCAGTTGTTTTATGATGCAACAATTTATACTGATGGTAATTTATTTAATATTTACCATAGAAAAGGATTAGAAGAAATTACTAATGCTGATAGTAAGGTTGTAACTTTTAGTATTAAAATAAGCGAATTAGGTATTAATCAATTATCATTTAGATACTATTATCTAATAGACAAACAGTATTATAGACTATATGAAATTGACTTTGACAGTAATAGCGAAGAACCAGCAGTATTAACATTCTTAAAACTAAATGTTGCACCTGCATTTATAACAACAACACAAGCAATTAATGGTGGAATTGGAGATATTGCCAGAGATGCAAACCCAATATTCGACCCAAGGTCAATAAGAAACGAAAATCAATATAATTACTTAGTCGATAATATTGTAAATGGTTATGAAAACACAATACAAGGCAGCACTCAATTAATAAATTCAGATAGAAATTTAATAAATGCTAATAAAATAAGCGTTTTAGGGGGAGAAAATAATCAATTATTATTTGATGGTGGAACTTATTTAGGGTGCAACAACTATCAAAGTGTAAGAGATGGTGAAGTAGTTATAAATAACATTGCCCAACCTTTATTAGTAAGTCGAGTTTTAACAGTTTCAGAATTGCAAAATTTACATACTACACCAATTGAATTATTGGCAGCAGTTGATGGCTATTGGGCTGAAGTTTACGATGCATATATAACTATTTTTTTTGAAGCAGCTACACCAGTAGCATACAATAACCATAAACTACACTTGCAATATAATGGTGATGGAACTCACTTATTGAATTTTGATAATAGAATTACAACAGTTACAACTGCAACAAAGCAAAGAGGAGTAAACATAAACGATTTGCCATTTAAGAACTTAGCAATCCAAATACATAGCGCAGGGAATTTAGGAACAAGTGGAAATGGCAAAGCATTAATAGAATTAGAATACAGACTACATAGAATTATACAATAATGGCAAACGAAAAAATAATATTTGATACTGAAGTAAAAGTAGGTAGTTCAGTAGGTTCTGTAAAAAGTTTAAAAGCAGAATTAAGGGCAATAACAAACGAATTAGGGACACTTGAACAAGGAAGCGAAGCATTTGTAAAGGCAGCAAAAAAAGCAGGGGAGCTACAAGATAAAATAGGTGATGTAAAAAACACTATTAACGCTTTTAATCCTGAAGCTAAATTTCAAGCATTGGCAGGCGCAGTCGGAATAGCTGCTAATGGCTTTGCAGCGATGCAAGGTGCAATGTCTTTAATGGGTGCTGAAAGTGAAAACCTAAACAAAGTAATTGCACAAACTCAAGGCGCAATAGCTTTAGCTACTGGCTTAAATGGTTTGTTAGGAATGAAAGATGCTTTTGATTTATTAAAATTACAAGCGGTTACATCATTTACAGCAATAAAAGCAGCAGCAGTAACAACCTTTACAACTATAAAAGGTGCAATGGCAGCTACTGGAATAGGTGCTTTAATTGTGGCATTAGGTTATTTATACACTAAATTTTTAGAAACAGCAGCAGCAAATGAAGAAGCTACTAAAAAAGAAAAGGAATATGCTGAACAAACTAAAAAAACAAAGGAAGCAACTGATGAGAAAGTAAAATCAATTGAACTTGAAATCATTGCGATTAAAAATAAAACTAATGCAGCAGGCGCAACTTTAATACAAGCAAAAGCCGAAAAACTAGCACTTGAAGAACAAATAAAACTAGCTGATGAACACAATAAACAGCAAAAAGAAGCCTATACAACTGCCGAAATAGGCGGTAAAATAATTACTATTTCTAATTTAATTGAAACTGATAGCTTAAAAAAGAAGTTAGTTGAAAAAAATAAAGAGATTGAAAGTTTAGATTTAATATCTAAAAAAACAAAAGAACTAGAAGATGTAAAAAAAAGTGCTGATGCTGCTGAAAAACAAGCGGCAAAAAATAAAAGCGATTTAGAATATAAAAAAGATTTTGATAAACTAAAAATAGAACAACAATTAAAAAATGTTGAAGAAGAAAAGAAAATTTTAGATATTAAAAGATTTAATGAAGAAGAAGATAGAAAAGAGCGTGAAAGATTATCAGAAGAAGCCTTTGATGCTGAGTTAAAAAACATTGTTGCACAAGGGGAAACCTTAACATCACAATACTATAAAGACAAACAAGCGCAAATTGAAATAGATAAATTAGCAATAGAAGCAAAACAACAACTATTACAAACAAGTGCAAGTATTTTAGGTAGTCTAAGTGAACTAGCAGGAAAACAAACAGCAGAGGGAAAAACACTAGCAATAGCACAAGCAACCATTGATACTTATTTAAGTGCGAGTAGTGCTTATGCAGCAGCGGCAAAGATTGACCCTTTAATTTTAGCACCATTAGCAGCAGGCGCAGCAATAGTAGCAGGATTTGCAAGGGTTAAAGCAATAGCCGAAGTACAAGTACCTGGCGCAAGCGGAAGCGGTGGAGGTGGTGGTGCAGTAGCAGCACCAAGCGCACCGAGAATACCTCAATCATTTAGCGGTAGCATGATTAATCAAAACAAACCATTATCTACTACTACAGTTGGTGGTCAAGTTCAAAAGGTTATCGTAACTGAAACCGACATAACAAAAACCCAAGATAAAGTAAAGGGAATAATTCGCAAAGCGACTATTAAATAATTCTAAAAAGCAAATAATTTTTAACATTATATTTATTACTGAATGGACAAGTTACCAATATTTAGATTTATAGTAGGCGAAGATGACGAAGCACAGCTTGAAGCGGTTGCATTTGTTGATAGTCCAGCTATTGAAATGAATTGGCAAGCCTTTAATAACAAGCAATATTCATTTAAAGCCGATAACGAAAAAAGGATTATTTCAGGTCCGTTAATGGTTGCTGATTTACCGATTTATAGGCGTGATAAAACTGGTGAATATTACGGAGTATTCCAAAAACAAGACATTTACAATTTAAGAAATAAGTTTTTTAAACAAGGTAAGTCAAACTTAGTAAATGAAATGCACGACAGCGATAAAATGATTGATGGCGTGTATATGATTGAAAGTTTTTTAATTGACAAAGAACGTGGAATAAATGCACCAAAAGGGTATGAATTAACCGATGGTAGTTGGTTTGGTTCTTATAAAATTGATAACGATGAAATTTGGAACGACTTTATAAAGTCAGGTGAATTCAAAGGTTTTTCAGTTGAGGGACTTTTTAAAACTGTAAAGATTGATGAGAAGCCACAAACTATAATTGATGAAATAATTAATATAATTAAAAACGTAAATGAATAAACCTAAAATAACAGCTAAGGAAGCATTGATGCAAATTGGCAAATTATTGAAAATGGATTTTGC